ACTGCGCAGAAGTACATGACCATTCGCCCTGGTTTCGCTGTACCATTTCCTCATTGACAAATAACCTAGATAGCGTAAGATTGAAAACATGGAAGCGAAACAGCGGATCGAAGAGCGGATCAGGCAGATGAGAGCCGCACACGAGCAGAGAGAGCAGGAGTATCGCGCATCTCTGGCCGCCAGGGCTGCTCAAGCTGAGCCAGTCGTACTGAGGATTGACCCGCGAGATGCTGGGCGCATCCATCGCAGTGTAAGCCCAAAATCAGCAGACTAGCGGCTACCAGCCGCAAGGGAGACGACAAATGACAGTTACAGCGAACGGCGGAAATCAAGCAAAAGCGGAAATTCTCAGACGATTGGGCCACGAATTCACCGGCACAATTGCATCATGTCTCGACGAGCGTATGATCGAGACGGAAGAGGATAGCGACCAGGCTAGAGACGTTTACACGCATCCGCTGTTGCCGGGTATTCGGGTGGTAGTGGATTGGGATGCCCTCTAGCATCCACTGACGATTGCTCATAGATACACTGAGCTCCATGACTCTCATCCAACAACTCGAAGCCAGCATCAAGCGGGCGGAGAAGATGCGGCGACGCAATCTCCGCCCAATCTCCCCGAAACTCTTCCGCTTCCGCTCAATCCAGCGCATAGAGCGCTCCGCCTCCCACCAGGTGTGGTACGAGGTATTGAGCTGTGGCCACCGCGGCCACCTGGCAGAAGGACCGAACAGGCTGTACATCCCTACCGGCGCCCAGCCGACTAAGCGCAGATGCTACGACTGCGGAGACAAGGCATGAACTCCGACCAACTCTCTGACCCTCGCGACCGCAAGCATGCTGAACGCGCAGAGCGCCGCAATCTCGCACGCACATACACACGCAAGCACGGACTCCGCATGCAAGAGCCAGCCGGCTATAGCGTTGAGTGTCCGCGCTGCTACGCACAACCCACGTGCATTTGCGAGGAGCAGGAGATCACCTGCGACAACTGCGGAGAGCTAATCAGACTCTAGCGCAGGAAGAGGTGGGCCACCAAAATGAAATTCGCTTGCCTGAAGTGCCACAAGGCGATAGCCTACAAGCAAGGCACGTGCCCCAACTGTGGGTATGTAGAATTCACAGAGCGAGAATTATTCGCGTGGCTTGTGATCCTGATCGTGTGGCTTGTGATCCTGACGGTTTGCTTTTTCGGTTTGCTTTTTGACTTCTTGCATCTCTAGCCGCGCACCTGCTATAACCAATACCTCTTATAACTGTCACGCTTCATCAATCGGAACATACGTAGTCTCTCGCACGATCTTCCCACGCGCCGGCTGAGCATCAGGCTGCACTCGTACATCTGACACAGCATCCAATTCGCCCGCTGCCGCGTCCGCAACTTGCGGCTGAGGCCCAACATCCCACTTCATCGTTTTGCAGCCGGCACATCTGCGCGGCAACTGCCCCGATTCCGCGATCCACACGCGCCCACATGCTGGCACGTCACACTTGCAGACCAACCGACTGAACACTCGTTGATAACTCATGTCCCAATAGTACACCAACCGCTGTCCCATTGGTGCAGCCTGATGGATAAGTCAAGCACGAATCAGTTCATCCCCTCATCTCCAAAGGCCATGTACCTCTGACACGACTTCGCCTTCCATTCGGGACATGTACTTCCGGCCACCCCTCCTCCGGGTCTAAAAGCGCGGGCCGTGCCCTACAGCCACGCGCATCCACCGGAAGCAATCGCGGAAAAATTTTGCTCCAAAATTCCGGTTCTGGTTGAGGTTTTCAGTCATCATATAATTCCCTATTTTTTTTACTTTAAACTTTCTGTCCGGTTTGGTAAAAACAGCGCATGCGAGAAGAGTTGAAACGGCGCGTTGGGAAGCGAGGCAGTTTCTCAGCGAGAGTTGAACGGTACGGAAAGAGAACAAGTTACGGGTACGAAAAAGAAACAATCTTGGTCTGCGATGTGCGAGACGAACAAGGGGCAGAAGTAACAGATCACTTGTGGTTCACAGTAGGAAAGCAAATCAAGGAAATGAATTTGCAGCCAGGTGAGAAAATATTCTTTTTTGCTCGTGTTGCGCCGTACAAAAAAGGCTACCGTGGAAGGCGCGAAGACGACGATCTACCTCTGCCGTGTACGGATTACTGCTTGAAATTTCCTAATCAATTTCGCCGCGAATCCGACCAGCCTGAAGAGTTCAAGCCTGAACTTTATCCGCTGATCTCCGAGATTGAGAACCTGCGTTAAAAATACCTCTTGACATACGTAAGACTCTGGATTAATCTCTGCGCGAGTGGCAAAGACCATCACAATTCGGCCAAGTGCAAAGCAGCGAAAGATGATTGATATTTTGGTGGAGAAAAAGCAGTTGAAGGTCTCCCAGATCATTTGGCTTGCAGTGGCAGAATTGGCAGAACGGTCTAACGTTAGAGTAGGACGAGAAAAGGAGAGTGAGTAAATGGCAGGCAAGGACAAATCAGCAAAGTCATCGGAAGCAAAAAAGAAACCTGCTTCTGCAAAGCCAAAGAAGGAGCCGGCTAAGAAAGTAGCCAAGGGCAAAAAGGATTCCGCGCAGTCGGACAAGGACTCTATGTCGGAGTCTTCGCTTGCAACTCTGAAAGCAGATGCAGAGCGCATTGACCGGGAAATCTCTGAGCAAGCCCAAGCACTCGGTTCTGAGTACGGGAAGATGGCTGCTCAGCATGCGAACGTGGAAGATTTCATTGAGCGCAAACTGTGGCGCTACACTCCCACTCCCTATGTGTCTGAAACCGCATGGGTGAAAGGCAAGAATCACTTGCTGGGGAGCGCGGCAAAAGTATTTTCCATTGTGGGAAAGTACAAAGCGCTCAAAGGGGAGACCACGCAAGAGCAGCGTGTGAAGATGGGGGCGCGGAAAGGGTCTGTTGCGACAGCAGCCGCGAAACAGGCCCAAAAGAAGGGGAAGAAAATCCCGGTAGAGATCATTGAAAAGGCCGTTGACCCGAAAGTGACAGAGCCGGAATTGCGTCAGGCTGTGATTGATGCAGACCTTGGACCTGACCCGGAGCCAATTGTCTCAGACAAATGTCCTGGACTGTACCCTGCTGATGATTCGCTACTCGCGAAGCCCGAAGGCAACACGCTACCGGATAAGTTCAGCAAGGGCGGGAGCGGAGTAGTAGAGGGACAGAGCGGTACGGCTTCCCAATTTGATTCTGCTATCAATGACGCGGTTGAATGTGCATCTCGTGTTTACGTTGCGCCGGGTGAACCTGAAGAACGCGACTATGGGAAGAATCTGCGATTCGTCTGCAATATGTGGCTTGGACAAATGTGCGAAGCCACTGGCCACGAAAAGCAGACCAATGCTGAAGCCCTGACCGCATGGCGGCGGAAGCATGCGAAGGGAGCAATAGCATGAAATCTGTTTCTCCCGTTGTCCCCGGATTGGAACAGTTCGAACTTAAGATTGGTGGACCTGAGAACGGACAGCCTGAGTATCAGACTCTCACCGCTTTGCGCGGAACTGACGGCAGAGTGATGAGTCGATGGCACTTAACGCCTATCGAGCGTCAAGCAATTGCAGAGGGCGCCGATTTGATGTTGACGCTCAAGACTGACGGACTCTATCCTCCCACTTTAATTCAGGTCGGCAGTTTCGGGCCTGGAGAATCAAAACAAATCAAGGATGACATGCGTCTCCAAGATGAACTAGAGTTGCGCCTGATCGCGAAAGAGCGAGACTCGGCAGCGCAAGTCTACAAAGAAACCCAAGCAGCATTTGAGCGCAAGGTTGCCGAAGTGTACGGCATCAAACCGCAGGCACCAGGGAGTAGAATCCAATGAGTGATCCGGTTTTGGGAAACAAATCAGACGAACTAGGCCAGTACGAAGAGGGGCGAGACTTCGAGGGCATTCAAGCCGGACGTCTTGTGGAGCGCAGAGAGGATGTCAAAGTGCGCATATCAGAAGCGGAGACAGGTGATTTAGTCATAACTCCTGAATCCCGTTTCCGGTCTGACAGTCCAACCAAATTTACCGAGTCTCCACAAGAAATCACCAAGGCCCAACTCTTCGATGATCCAATGATGGAACGTGGCAACTCTCCGGAACTGCTTTTGCAGACCGCGATGACAGTGCTATCGAAGTACGCAGTTGCAATCTCGCGCAAGACCTATACGCGAGATAAGTTGATCTATGTCCAAGTCAATGACACGGAAACCATGTGTGCATTCGGAGACCGCGTTATCGTGATGCAGGACGAGATTGAATCCGAGTACTGTTGCCAGACTTGCGCCGGTAAGGGATATCCTGAAGAACAGGTATGCCCACGATGCGAAGGGAAGCAAGTAGAGCGCGTCGTTAATCCGCAGGACGTTGGGCAAGCGATGGATATTCCCTGCAGATCCTGCCGCGTCCTCGGGTACGATGCAACGGAATGGTGGAGTTCCGGTCGGGTGCCGTGCGCTAAGTGTCGTGGAGTTGGGTGGCGGGGTGGAATCATTATCCCTCACATTGCCCAGAGCAAGCCCATCTCGGGAATCATCGTGAGCGTAGGGCCTGAGTGCATCAATACCCGCATCGGTGACCGCGTAGTCCATTCGCGGTACGCAGGGACAACATCACACTGCGCGTATGGAAGCTTCACTATGATGGCAGAGAATGAGATCATCGGCGGCGTGATGAAGTTGAAGCAGGTTTCGCAGGCCCAGATGTCCAGCGTTGCAACGGGCGGAAAGGTGGGGCGGAAAGGTGGCGCCCTCTCCAGACCGAGACGGCGCAAAAGGAAATAGCAATGCCGCAATACCACATCCACATCCTTGAAAGCCGCATAGACTGGCCTGTTATCGTTACCTCTGTAGAGTGTCCAACGTGCCAGGCAGGCAAGGGAAAATTTTGTAAGCAGGTCGCCACACCCTTGGGCGGACTCGGGCAACAGTCACAGCGCAGTGACTTCCATGCAGCAAGAAAGTACGCGGCTGCTAAGTTCCTAGAAGAAAACCCGATGCCATCTACTCAGGTGTCGAGTACTTCGGTCATATCTCCCGATCCATTCAAGGAAATTCTCGAAGGGCGAGTCCCTGAGCATATCAAGGAAATGCGCACTCCTCCGGAAAAGGGAAAGCGTAAATCTAGGACAAGGAAAGTAGAAGAAACGACTCCAACGTCAGAGTAGCCTATGCCTGATACACGCGAAGCCCTACTCCATCGCCTAGTAATAGGTGAACAATGGGATAGACTAATATCGGAATTCCCGGATACTGAAGAGTTGATAGACGTAGCTCTTAGGTTGCTCGTGAAGAGATGCTTGATAATAGGTTTCGATAAAAATGTTTCACCTATGCATCAGGTAGGAGCAACTAGACTCCTGGCTCAGATCAGGTACAAAGGTCTAGCAGAGGACGAACCAAGCGGGGATAAGGATATGAGTTCAGGTATGAGGCAGAAGGACATTGAGGTAATCAAGACCGCAATATCCAGGGGAAAGAAATGATCTACTGGGAATTCATTGAGAAGGAAGCTGCCTGCCTTGACTGTGGGTGGGTAGGTGTGGCCAAGCTGTATTTCACTCCTGAAGATAAAGAGGTCCAGCATATTGATCCATGCCCGAACTGCGTAGGTGGTCGTCTAGCTATGCGCATTGAAGCTGACGCAGAGCAATGGTTCGGAACTTACGGAACCAATGGAGGGGTCGCATGATTATTAGTAGCCTGCCTGTCCAATATTAACTGACACTGCTTTCCTCTTTCGATTCTCTTCATCAACAAATGATCTGGCTCCTGCTCGTGATCCGGCGCTCCAAGTTTGCGGAGCATACCCAATCGTGGAAAGTAGGTCAGTGAATTTTCCATTCGGGTACTCGGTATATTCTTCAAGGAATAGGTTTACACCGTGGCCACGTCTCGACACCCAGAGCCATCCGTTTTCATAGATTGATTCCATCCCGATAATTCGATTGTGCATGCCGTTAGCACTCCGGTCTGTCTTCAGTGTTCGGACTCCGAACGAATGATCTCCATTTCTGTATAGTTCGGATACCTTGTCTTTGAAATAAAACTGCCATCCCTTCTGTCCGCCTGCATCGAATTCTCCGTAAAGGTAATGGACTTTCCACTTAAGACACAAACCGCGGTGGTCTCTCCGGGAACCCACTGCTGCATCAATCCATCTCTCATGCAGGGAGTCTTCGGCCCAACAGTCAAGCAGGTAAATTCGTCGGGGTTCCTTTGGCCGATTGTAGAATCCCAAAACGACAATTGCATTCCGGCTTCGCCCGTTGTCGCCTGAGTGATTTGGGTCTATGATCGCTACTCGGTCAAGGTCTGCGACTCGCACATCTTCAATCGTCTCGCCGTCTTCGACTTCGTGGCGGATTGCTTTCTTCATTCGCATCGGTGTTTGTGCGTGTGCGTCTTGTCCGTCTAGGTAATCGTCTAGTTGCCCAAGGGACATGCGCCGAATGTCACGCGGGAGCTGAGCGTAATTGGCGACTGTGAGCGGAGAAACTTTTTCATCTTCTCTGTCTTCCCAAACTGATTCAGAGAAGTGCCGAAGCCACTTACTATTAAAGCGAACAGCTTCAGGGTCTACAGGATTGTTACGGTACTGGCAGGAATAATTGTAAGCACCCTCTTCTACTTTGATGAATGCGAGTTTCTTCATGGAATACTCTTCAGGGAATATCGGTTGTCCATGAACAGGATGCAGATCACAGCATCCACCTTCAGCATCGTGGGTTATGAAATCCCATGCGTTGAGAGTGTTGTTGTCTCTTATGAGTTGGTTAACATCCTTCTTTGACCATCTGTTACCAATTACTAATTGGTCTCCAAGTTTGTCGGGTTGGTCCGGGATAGCTTCAAACATGCCGGGCATCTTCTGATGCCATTCATAGGTGGCATTCATAACCACGTCGGATTTGATAGCGTCTTCTCCGACCAAATCATCTTCAATGATTCGTTTATAGTGGCGCGATTGGAGAGCAGATCCAGCTCCAATTAAATCGTAGGTTCCTTCGCCGTGGTAGCCTTCCGAATCTCCACACCGCACGTGTGTCTTCGTGCTTTCGTTCCATCCTTTGCTAAAAGACTTAGGTATGATCTCCGGATAGACAAGCCTGAAAACTGAATTCTTCTGATACTGCTGGTCTATCTGGTCTCCAAGGTCTTTAACATTCTTGCCGATTTCCGAACATATCAGCGTTCTGGTGTGGGCATTGTGAACATACTTCATCCATCGTATCCATTCGGCACCGTATCCGAGTTCTAGCATTGCTTGCTCATCTTCCTCAAGGAACGGTAAGGCCCACCACATAGAACCTGAAATTGTGGCGCACGTGCTTTTGAAGTGCGAGCGAGGAATCTCCATTACCAAGCGCAACTCTTCGCGTTCCAGTTGCCGGCACATGTAGCCATGCAGATTTGGAGATAGGCGGGTATGGGCAAGGATGATCTTAGAGAAATAAAAAAGGCTTCCAAATCCGTTCAGCCGGATTGCTATTTTCTTGGTGTTCCAAGGCCACTCCTCATCAATTTCAATTTCCGTCCACTTTTCAGGCTGAGATTCTTCTATGAGTTCTACTTGAGGGCGAAGAGGATCAGAGAAGATAGATTGCACACTCAGTAACCCGCTTCTCCGCTAGGGCGCGGCTGATTCGATGCTTTGTCCTTTGCGTCAATCTGACGTTTGATTACCTCTGGGAACTTCAGCAGATCGCGCATCATGAGAGTCTTTCCTCGAAGGAACGCGGCGTCATCTCCAGGCCGCATGAGTACGAGATCAACAGACATCTCCGAAATTTCCCTGAGATAAGGCGCTACTGATTCGAGCCATGCCGAATCATTGAACCACTGACGTAGGCCGTCAAGGTGTGGAGTAATGTGCTTGTTCCATGCGCGTGTTTGGATGTCTACAACTTGCTGCTCTAACGTTGGACTTCCGGGGGTTTTCTCGTCTGCCATTTATCTGACTCCTTGAGGGAAGATAGATTGTACCGCTTGCGGACCTGGCTGCTGCGGATTTTGTTGTCCTCCTGGTTGGCCACCTTGCGGCTGTAGTTGCGATTTAACAACCTGCTCAAGCATTGCTGCTTTCTCTTCTGCTCCCAGAGGTTCAGGCAGGTAAGCGCTCACGTCTCCCTGAATGAATGAGCGGGTGATGCGCTCCATCAGGAGATTCGATGCCGCGATGAAGGAGTAAAGGAAATGCTGGACTTCAGGCGGGTTCATCGGGTTGGCTGCTGCCTGCAACAGTTGGGTGAGCTGCTGGCCATGCGCTCGAACGTTGTTCAGCAGAAGCATGAGGTTTTGCTTTTCAACTTCGCTGTTGACTGTTCCAGTCGCTGCGCGGATCGGCAGAATGATCCGGCCCTTTTTGTAATTGTCCAGGGCCTTTTGCAGATACACTCCCTCTTTACCACGTGCTGCTATTTCTTCCTGCCTGATGCCGAATCGGGAATCGTACAAAAGGATTGTCCGGCCAACACAGTAATGGGAATGGCGGAAACTCGTAATGTGCAGGTTGGCTCGTGTGTTCCCTTCAGACATTGTTTGAAAAGTTCCCATTGCTGAGTACTGATTCTTTTTATTGACTGTCCCTGCTCCTGCTCCGCTGGAAGACGGCCCTACTCCTGCCCGGTCAGTTGCCAGGCGCAAACTCATTTCCTCATCTTTGATCGTCTCGTTCGCATTTCTCCCAAGCGGGATAACTTCAAGTTGGCCGGAATCTCCGGAGACCATCGCATTCGGGAAGATGGAGAAGTTTGAATCAAGCTGGAGACCTGGAGCTACGCGGAGCAGGTTCGTGTTTGAGAGTGTGCTTGCGTCTCCGCGTCTGTTGTGGATAGCTGTGATTTCCTCTTGGTAGTCCTTCAGCATTTCACAGTAGCCGAATCCATACGTGCGCTCTCCATCCGCTCCAAGGCATCCGGGAACGTAAGGGAGGGAATTATCGGGGAGCCAGTTGAAGACCCTTTTGATTGCTCTCTGTGTTCCATCGTGCCATTCAATGATGAGATGGAATTTCTTATTGGCGATCTGATAAGGGAGCCAGCATTGATAGATGTCCCACTCTTGAGAGTGTTCTGTTGCGGAGTCGGTCTTTGCGCCGGTCTCCTGCTCAAGCTTCTGCCTTTGCGCATCCGGGCCGTAACGGTCTGGATTCTTCAGTATCTCGTTGATGGCTGCATGGTCGTAGCTTTCATCCTGGAGCAGCGCACGCAATTGGAACTCTTGCATGACGCAACGTTGCGCAAGAATCGGAGATCGTTCTAATTCAACAGTCGTTGCAGGCATGAGCCAATCTTCAAACAGAAGCGGAGTGCATACTGGGCCGTCATGCCTCACCCGTTCCGAAAAGGAAACATTTCCACGAGAGTCAATCCTTGTAGCTACCTGCTCCACATCCAAGGCGGGCAGGGTCTTGAGGACTCCATACCCGTACTTTATGAAAGTGCGCGCCCAGATTTCATACTTGGGGAGGAGATTGAGTTGTGAAGGTTCAAGGCCGCGGTAGGCTAACCATTTCTGAACGGCGTTCCGTTGCTCTTCTGCTTTCTCTTTGCGCTGGAAATCTCCCTCAAGCCCAGCAATCCAAAATGGTTCCATCCCGAAAATTCCCATGATTAATTTGGCAGTGAGCTGCGCTTCATAGGAACCGACCAATTGGATAACTACATTCGAGGCATTCTGCCAGGGGAAGCTCTTTACTTTTTCGCGGGGAGTACCTGCCCAGATACGTCTCCACTGAGTTATTTTCTCTTCACGGATAGGCTTGAGACCGTTGATTAATCCCTTCACGCGGTCTTTGACATAGCCGTCTATTTCCTTGATTCGATCAGGGCTGAAGTACTTCGACAACGGAATTTCGGATGGTATGGGAATGGTAGTGTACCTCGACCACAATATACCGTAAACATTTTGTTCTTGACACAAGTAATTGATGTGATGGTAATATTCCTGCATGCCATGGCCAGGAACAACAAAAACACCAAGCGCTGAAGAGGTAATCGGTATGAAAGCCGAAGACCTGAAGGCGAAACTAGATGGAGCTGCTACAAAAGAGGATATTGCCGCAATAGAAACCAAAGTGACATCCTCTCTTGCGGAACTCCAGAAGACGCTAGAGGCACTGAAGCCACAGACTCCGGTAGTCACAGAGGGAGAGCCGGACGGCGGCGAACTGCCCGATCCAACTGTCCAGATTATTTCTGACCCGACCAAGTTCGTCGGTAAGCAACTTGAGCCTCTGCAAAAAGCGCAGATGGAGACGCAAGCGCAACTCGGGGAGATGAGAGCAAGACAGAATCCGCAGCTTGCCGGTGCATTTTCCCAGTACGGAACTGAACTGATGGAGAGCGCCAACAAGTTGCCTCTTGCGATGCGTGCTCAGCCGAATTTCTGGGACTGGCACATACGCACGATCTTGGGAGACAAGATGGTCAAGGGTGAAATCCGGGAAGGAAAATTTCCTTCGCTCATCGGCTCTTCATCTGTGGTTCCGAATGTTACCGGGAGCAAAGAGGACAAGAATCACGGTTTCAGCGCTTCCCAGATCGAATGGTTCAACGAACACAAAATTCCCATTGAGTCTGCCAGGGCAATCACGAACATGTACGACGATGGCGAACCGATCAATCAATCCGGATACAAAACTTACAAGCAGGCGGTAGGTGCCAATGCCTAATCCCAAGAGCACAATAACTTCAGCGTCAATGGGAGACGGCACCGCGATTCCCGAAGCGACCGAAAGCAACGGTCTCAGATGCGTACCGTTCATGGCCGGCGACGGCCGGATTCTGTACCGCTACGAATCTCCAGGGATGCCGACCGTTGTCCTGCCGAAACGCCTGGAAGAGTTGACCGATCAAGAGGTTTACGATTCCGGAATTTCCCTTTACGACAACGCACCAAACCGTCTCCCGGAAAATCTCGTGGTCGAAGGGAAGGACCCGCAATGGGCCTTCCATTGGTTCAACAAGTCAGCCAAAGAAGGATGGCGCGTATCTCGTGCGCTTGACATGGGATGGCAACCCGCCAAGAAAGAAGACTTGAAGTACTACATGAAACGGCTGAACGACAAGGACGGGGCAGTCGAGCAGCACGATCTAATCCTTATGAAAATCCCGAAGCACATCCTTTACCTTCAGTGCAAGGTGTGGTTGGATGAAGCGAAAAAGCGCGGCGGGATTGAAAATTTCAGCAATCAGGCTCAGGGGCCTCTTACTCCGCAGCAGAAAGAAAAGATTGACTTCTACGTTACGGAGCAAGCCCAAAATGAAAAGCAGGGCCTTGGGCCGGTTGTGCATTACGCTGTGACTCCGCGTGAAACCGGGCGGAAACCTTCAGCACAAGGACGGCGATAGGAGAATATTGACGCATGCCAAATCCTAACCTTTCAGTACATTTGCCAATCACAGCGATAGCCACGAGAAGCGGTAATCAAGAAGCCATTGAAAATATCCTTGAGGCTGCTGGTCAAACGTTTCTTGCTGGCACGCCTGTACAGACGAATGGAGCGGGATTCATCATCCCTTGGGATGGAGCCACGATCTTACGTAAGATCATGGGTATTTCCCTTTTGCAGGGATTCAACTTTGCGACTGCCGGGGCAGGCGCTTCTCCTCTGTTTGGTTCAGTTGGATTTCCTGGCGGCGAACCCACATTTGGAAGTGTCCAAGGTCAACCTTCGGCGGTGAACTTGTTGGCGGGTTCAGTTTTCACGAACGGCCTTTCAATGGTTGCTCTCGCTCTGCCTGATACTGTGTTTGAGGCTCAAGTAGATGCTTCAGCAGGCGCCGTATTCAATGCAACCATTGCCCTGCAAGGTACGCAATTGGGTCTTACGATAGATGCCAATGGAACATGGTATCTCGACCTCGCAAAAAATACGCCAGGAGCAAACACTGTAGTTACAGTATGCTCAGGGACTCTGGCACTCAACCCTCAAGATCTAGTTGTGGGATCAACTACGACTCAGGTCAATAACGGCCGTGTCCGATTCACATTCAATCCGGCTGCTTCGGCAGCGGTAGGAGCGTAACTCATGGGAGTAATGGTCAGAAATCAATTCTTCCAGGCAATGACAGCCGCTTGGACGCATAACCTCATTGAGTTTCTGGACTTCCGCCAAAAGTCTCTCCAGTACCCAATGTGGATGAATGTCCACACGTCCAAACAGGCGTATGAGACTGCCGTACACTATGCCGGATTCGGACCCGCGCAGCCAAAGAACGAAGGTGAAGCGGTTGTGTACGACTCCCTGATCCAAGGTGGAACGCGGCGATATGTGCATCAGACCTACGGACTGGGCATGCGTTCTTCGTATGAGTTCATGCAGGACGATCAAACCGGAATGGTCGAACAGTCTCCGAAGGGCCTGATTCAGTCTCACCACTTTGCCCAAGAAATGACCGGGGCAAACGTTTTCAGTTTGGGATTCAGCTCAACCGGCACTTTGACGGATGACGGCGTGTCGCTGTACAACAATCAGCATCCCCTGTTGGGCGGGGCGGCGGCTACCAACGTAGCGCCTGGAGTGGGAACTTTCTCGACTGCATCCGGCACTTATCCCAACCGGCCGCAGACTGATGCTGACTTGAGTTTCACTGCTCTGCAATACGGCAGCATGGTTTTCCAGCGCATGCCGAACGCACGAGGATTGCTCATTGCCAGCAGGCCGAGCTACTTGGATGCCCCTCCCGAATTGGAATTTATCTGTGATGAGCTTCTCGCTTCCAGTGGCCAGCCTTACACGAGTGACAATACCATCAACTCGCTCGTGAGCATGGGACTGAAGAAGCGAATTCACAGTTACTTCCCTTCCCCGTCAGCTTGGGGATTGACTGCGGAGAAGGATCAACATCGGATCATGTTCTACGAGCGTGAGCCGATCTACGTTGACCGGGATCGCGACTTCGACCAGCAGGCGTTCAAGTGCCTGGCAATATCACGGTACAGCGCGGGCGCCGACACGTGGATCAATCTCTTCGGTTCGCTTGGACCTTAGAAACATGCCGAAAGGTTGGCCAAATCGGGATGACGGACACGGCGCTTACCATACCTGCATGCGCTCAGGAATCAAGGGAAACCTGGATGACATGGTATGGGAGCAAGGCCGATTAGTTGATCCGAAATTCTCCGATACGTTGGCGGGTGGGCCAACAGCTTTAGTGGGATCGCTGGAAGCAAGATGGGACCAGATCATCAAGCATGACAATACAGACTTACAACCTCATCCCAAATTGCAACAGTCAAATGTTCCGGACGATGATGTCTATTTCGAGTAGGGGAGCGTAAGCGATGAAAAGGATTTTGTCTTTTGGTTTTATGCTGATTGCTTCGCTGGTTTCAGGGCAGCAGTTTATCCAGCAGTCGCCTTTACCTTTGACTGCCACTCAGGTATCAGGGCCAATCCTTGAGAATGGCGGGGCCAACATCCATACTCTGATTTGGACAACGACCGGATCTCCAACGGGATGCACCATTCAACTTGAAAATTCCTTGACAGGGGCATCATTTTCTTTGGCGGGGTCAACGCAGACCTGCACTTCCAGTGGGACCTATACCCTTAGCGGAACAACTGCTAACTTCTGGCATGTAAACTTGGCAACGCTGTCAGGTGGAACCAATCCAACTGTTTCATTTACCTATCTTGGATACCCGCCAATCACCGGAAACTTCACGGATGGATTTTTCTTTGTTCCAGAAACAAGTTGCTTTGGCGCAACTACTGGTACGGCGGGATCAGGAAACGCGACTGACATTCTGACTGGCTCAGGCGGCGTGAGGGTTTACCGGGTGTCTGCCACGGCAGCCAGTTCTTCTGCGAATACCTTTACGTGCGTTTTCAGTGTTCCTGGTCGATTGACAACGGGAAAGGGAATCACGATTACCGATGTTACGGCTGTAGTCAGCTGTCAAACGACTCAGCCGACTACAATCACGCTGCCGACCTTGAAGACGTTTACGGCCCCTGCTGCTGTTGATCCTGAGACGGCCAATTCTGCCACGTTCGTTACTGCTGGAGGAACGATCACGCAAACACCTACGTCTGCTCAGTTTGCTGCGTATACACCTGTAGCGGCTGGGCAGTTCTTCACGGTCAAGGCATCTCTCGGTACTCCTGTTCTGGTTAATACCGACTTACAAACGTTTCAGTTTGTCATCGTGTTCAATCAGTCCGCGTCGGCAATTTCAATTCAGGAACTAGCCGGTTTGTACGTTCATTACAACAACAATCCTCTGTGAGGTAGCATGAGCGGCACGCAAGGAAATTTCGTCTCAGACGTTCCGTTCGCTGGCGGATGGATAATCTACAGCGCCATTGATCTGACTTCGTTTTCGCCCAACTTGGTTCTTACGCGCAACGCGCTTGGAGACTATTCCCTCAACCGCGCGGCTGCCGGAGCGGAAACATATCCGGCTGTGATCGGGATCAATGGTGCTATCAAGCGCCTCACGGTCTATCCGCAATTGTCGTCATTGCCCTTTTTGGAGCAGTTTGGGACTGGGGCAGGAACAGCCGGGTATCCAAAGGGAGCAGCCGGAATACCGCCGTTCACAGGGTCATCTCAGTTTACTCCTCCGACTGGACCTCCACCCAAAGGAGTGAGGATAACGGATGTATGTGCAGTGTATCAGGTAGGAGTTGTCAATTTGACCGCTGCTTCGCTTTCGTTGAATCGAACGGCCTACGCTAACAACGTTGCGAATTCAATTACCAACGTCCCAATTGCGGCAACGGCGCTGCCTCTAACAGCGGCGGGGGATGCTACCGGGCCGTACTTTGTGAAACGTGCGGTGACTACGCCGGTATTTGAAACAGTGGATCAGTCGGATTTGCTTCTTGAGTTGTCTGTGACGCTTGCCAATACGGGGACGATCAGGATTTATGCTCTCGGGTTCCACCTTGATTTCAACTACAACTAGGTAGCAATCATGTACCATCGCGGAAAACCAAGCGAAGCGCACGAATACAACGCCGCGTCAGGTGTGTGCATTCATTGCAACATGACGCGCTCTGCCGTGGAGTCTCTTTCGCACGTTTGCAAGCCTCACCGTGAAAACCTGGTCGAATCACAGAAATTAGAGGACGCGAATCGGAAATTCCCTGACGGCTGTACGTGCAAAGAAGAAACAGGCGGTCGCATCCATCCTGGTAATTGCGATTGGTGCAGAGCATACTATGGAGTACGGGAGGGCATTCATGGCTAACGACATTAGCTCTGGGAACTGGAGAATCGACACGCTCCCATTCTCTTACCCTTACCCGGTAAAGATCATCAACTCAAACTGGACTGACCAATCGACCGCGAACGATCAGATTGTTTTCCAGCAACAAAACGGGAAACCGTTGATTGACTCCAAAGCGCAAACTCCAAACTACCAGCAAAACTTTGGGTTCATGGGTTGGTTCACATCGGGAATAAAGGGCGTGATTCTAACTTCAGGTGTCCTAAATATCTCTGTGGGGTCTGGTAAGTGAAATGCAAATTTCTACTTGTGGCGTTTCTGGCCGCTGGTCTCGTTTGGGGGCAGAGCGGTCCAAACTCTAATTACGTTCTGGGTCCTATCACTGCGCCGACAGCCGGGGCTACAATAAATTGGCAGAGCGTAGCAATTGGATTCCATCAGATTGTCTGGACCGTTTCGGGAACCATCTCATCCTGTACCGTTGCTCTTGATTCTTCTGCCGATGGCGTGAGTTTTTCCGCAGGCGGAATCATCGCGGGACAAACCTGTACTTCCAATGGGTCTTCAGTAGTAACCGGGGCCAACTTTGCTTTTGGGCGAATCAATGTCACGGCCTTAAGCGGAGGCGGGACATTGACGGTGATTTATATCGGATGGATTACGCAACCGGGAGGTTATCAGGTTACTCAGCCTGTATCTGTTGTAAGTTTGCCATTGCCAGCAAACGCCGCACAGGAAACAGGCGGGAATCTGGCCACACTTGCAGGGGCCGTAAGTGGAGGGAAGGTCCAAGTCTCGGGAACTTTCTGGCAGACCACACAGCCTGTATCTGGTACATTCTGGCAGACCACTCAGCCCGTTAGCGGAACTTTTTGGCAAGCAACACAGCCCGTAAGTGGAACATTCTGGCAAGCGACACAGCCAATTATCGGGACTCTTAGCGATAATGGGGCTGCTGCAAATAATAACCGGAGCGCTACTTTACCAGGTGTCTACCAGACAACTCCAGGGAACGGAACGCCAGGGACTCAGGGCAGGGATGCTGCTCAGGGAGTAAGTACCGAAGGTATTCTTTGGACTGGAAACCTGCCAGTCCGCAGGCCGGCTAGCTACGTAGCCTCAAAGTACTTTGCTGCCAGTTCTACCACGGACAATGCGGTACTTCCGGGGAACGCAACAAATGATGTTCTTGTCACGCGAGTCAAAGTATCATGCACCCAGACAACCGCAGGCATCATCCATTTGGAAGTTATTAAAAGGTCGGCAGCAGACACCAGCGGAACATCCGCAGCGATCACCGTGGTTCCTGATGATTCAGGATCCACGTCTTCAACGTCCGCCCCTCTCTCCTATACTGGCACAGGGCCAAGCGTAGGAACTGCAATCGGGGACGTGGACAACTACCAACTGGGCTGCAATGCTGCAGCGACACCTGGTCCGAATGACATTTACATTTTGAACCGGACACAGAAACCGATCACACTGATTGGAGTAGCGCAGGAGCTTGCAATCAACTTCGGCGGGGCGATCACGGGCGGCAATATCACGGTGACGTTCGAATGGATAGAAGTGGCGCACATGACGCCGTAAGGGGAAATCCTATGAAGAAACTTTTCGCAATACTCTGCATCTTGCTTTGCAGTTCTCTGGCCTTTGCTACGCTGGCCACGCCCACGAACGTTTCCACCACGTCCGTATCTGGTTCCACCATGACGGTGAACAGCACGGCGCATGGGCTGTTAGCAGGGCAGGGTTTCTGCATAGATGCTTCTGCCGTCTCGGATAATAATTTCTGCGGATTGGTGGCCACAGCAAGCACGAATTCATTCACCTACACCCTCCAATCAGGCCAAACTGTGACGCTGTGTGCTGCCTCTTGTGGCACTACCAGACCGGGGCCGCTTGTGATGTGGGATAGAGTGATACCGTTCTCTGATCCGATTTCACAGAACATACAAATCTGCCTTTTTGTCTACGTATCAATAGGAACGCCAAAGGCTGGAGCTACCAGTTCTTGCGCTCAGGCATCGGCTTCAGAAGTTGCGGGCTTGGTCAAAGGGAGCGTTGTAGAAGTATCTAGGCAATTCTCGATGCCACTGATTGAAAGTTTTGCAGGCTTCAATAACATCTTCCTCGATTGGCAAACGAGCGCAAAGGACGTTATGAACGGCGCGTCTTTCACTGCTCCTCAGCCTGGAGCCTATGCATCGAGACGGTGCGACACGGCAGGATGCAATTGAAGCGTATACTGCTAATACTGATATTATGCGCTCATTCATGGGCTGCGGTCTCGCACGTCAAGGTGCTGATCCAGACAGCGACCAATTCGGGAACAATCCAAGCGTCTAACGCGAATGATGCTATCGTCGTTGGGACAATTTGCCAAAACAATTCGAACACGCCTAGTTTGGTCGTAGCTACGGCACCCGGCTGGACATTTGCTGAAGTCGGAACAATCTCGGGAACGACGGGAGTTGGATGGGCTGCTGAATTTTCGGCGATAGCACCTGGAACTAATTCAACCAGTTTGACAGTCACGTGGACAGTAGTCGGAGGATGTTTATTTACTTCCGTCATGGGAGACGAGTTTACCGGAAACGATACCACCGGAGGAGCCACCACTTTTGATGCCACAGGAACGCTATTTGCTAATAGCTCATCCGGAGCGTGCGACTTTACGAGCGTCAAACCAGGCAATGACAATGATGCGCTTTGGGGTGAATGCGCACCTCTAACGAGTATCTCTGCGGTTGGATCTGGATTCACGAAGGGCGCCGACGATGGTGCCGGTGACTGGACAGAGTGGAAGATTCTTGGTGCTGGTACGAGCGGAGTTTCTCAGAGAATCAACTTCACGTCCACCGGTGGATGGGTAAGCTTTGGCATGACTATCAAGGCAGCGGGATCGGCTGTAGTCAATCCAGGGAGCAACAAGGCTATCAAGCTAGAGAAGATAGACCCTTTTTGAAAACCATGTCTATTCAACCAAAGGGAGACTTTGAAGTACATTATGGAGGTCCTTGGGCTGGACTGGACTTTTCTAAGCCCTACACAAACATTGAACCAAACTCTTTAGCACCTGGTAGCGTAAACACACAAACCATCAACGGATTTCTCTGCTCATCTCCGTGGATAGCAAGCTCTCCATACAGTACGGCCTTTGCGGCGAATGAATTTGTAGTTGGAATTTTTGCAGGTAAATCCCTTACGCAATTCGTTGCCGACGATAGGGCTCTCATTGTCACAAATATTGCTGTGTATGAAGCGCAGCTTGCTGGCAGAACGGAAACTACTTCTCCGTTTGTTCCAATTCCTCTAACCCTCATCCATACTTGGGGCGCTGGCGAGTTCAGCAATGCCGCTTTTTCAATTGGGGAATGCTGCTCTTTCATAGAAGTGAACGGCACAACCTTCATAGCGGGAATTTTTCTGAATGGTATTTTCTCTTGGAGCGGATCGGCATTCCTTCAGGCTACCGCTTACGTATCCTGCCGCTACATCGCAGAAAGTGGAGGGCGCTTAATCGCTGCTGAATGCCGTTTCCCTGGAGGCGGTGGAACCGGAGTCAATGTACTACCAACTATCGCATGGTCTGCCGTGGGAGCCTTTACGCAATGGGACCCGCTTGTTAATCCGCAGGCCGGTTTCAATCTTCTCTCAGATGTTCCGGATCAAATAACCGGACTTGCCAGCATCGGGCGCTCTGCGCTCATCTTCCGCACGGAAGGGCTTTCCCAGATGGACCCGAATGCAGGTTCGAGTAGTTCAGGATTGCAGCCCTTCGTCTTCTATCATCTCTGGGCAAGCAGCCAGGGAGTCGGAGCCTTTCAGGGGTCAGTTGCTCAGTATGGGCAAAGTTGTTTCTTTCGGTCCGATGACAATGTTTATATGATTTCCATTTCGGGAGGACTTCAATCGCTTGGAGACAAGATAATTCCTCTTATCGCGGGAGATTTCAGGCGGGTAGGTTCGCTGTTAACAGAAAATTGGGCGAGTCAACCTAATACTGGGTCATGGTACTTTGCGTCAATTGTCCATATCTCAGGGGAATTGCATTACTTCTTGACATTCACAGCAGCCCTGGTAAGTGAAGTTCCTGGAGATGTTGAATGCCGTGTTTACGATCTCAATATCAGAGACGGCTCTTGGCATCTCTGGGACATAAACAATTATCTTGCTATCGATGGTTCGTTTCCTGCAACTATTGGCTTCAGTTGTCCCATTGTGCAAACCAAAGATTCAGGAGGGATCGTTCTAGTCAATGGCGTTCCGCAAACGCTCGCCTATGTGCTATTTGAGAATATTCTGTTTGGCGGGTACACCACATACGGAACGCCAACAGTATTTGGACCTGCTGGTGTGCTGAATCAATTGGTGCCATTCGATTATGACATCTCATCTTCCCTCATCACTGCTTACAATTCGCCAATATATCCGCCCCTGTATGTTCCACAAACAACAGTTCGATTCAGAGGAGAAGTCGTGAGTCCTGGCCACAAGCAGACCATGAGACGGCTGCGCATTCAGGCCGACAATGCTCCTCTGCCAACCGTGCAAGCAGGCGCGCAGCAGCAGGCGCAAGTTTCAATGGCCGGGCCGACCATTGACCCACAGTCTAACGTTGGAGTCACAAGTAAATCTCCACTGCTACCTATGGCGGGGAATAAGCCTGCTACCGGGTTACCAATTGTTACCTATTACAGTGATGGAGTGCTAACGGACGAAATGGTACAAGCTTCAATCTCTTCACCTGTGCTCGACTCCGCTAACCCCTGGAAAAGTTTAGCAATGTTCCGCATTGCGAATGTTGATATCATCGGAGTTGATCCACGAGGCACAACGCAGTGAGCATCACTTGGGAAAAGTTGCAGTCCAACAAGCAGGAGATACCATCGCTCCGCAACTCTGGCCATATGTTGCAGTGCATTGAGATCGTAAAGAGAAAGTATCCAGATGCGGCAATAGCCGAGATCGAACCTAGAAAGTTATGGGGCCTGGCAAGTGGAGATGTGCATCTTTCAAGCCCACATAAATCACATTACGAGTGCTGGGCGGAAGCAAGGGCAGCTATTGAGGCCGCGCAATGAGTAGGACGCAATTTAAGAATTTGATCGTTGGTATGGAGTCTCCACAGTCAGGAGCCAACCGCGATTACAACTACGCTCAAGCGCTGAATGGTGGTCTCGACTTCGGCCAAAGTACAGAGACAGACATCACGCAAGCGACCGGGAACATGAAAGGGCAGTGGGTCAACGTGACGGCTCCTGCGGTAGCGAACACCGAATTTTCTATCCCGCACTCACTTGGATATGTACCTTCGCACCTGCCTGTGATAAACAAAGACAGGGCATGCGATGTATACCAGTTGCCGAACACAGGCACACCGTGGACCGCAACACATATCTTTGTCAAGTGTTCTGTAGCTAATGCAGTCTTGAGGATTTTCGTACAATGAAGTACTGCCTTCCGCGAGTGGAACCTTTCACCTTAACAGGGAGCGGGATTGTTTTTCCGGTAAGGATAATTTCGTATCCAATAGCGGGTACGGACTGGAGTGTAGCGGTCAATATGCCGCTCTGCTGGAACTGATATGTATACCATCGGAACATGCGTCGGTAACCTGCCGGGGAAATTCGGGAATAGGCGCAATCTTGCGACCTTGGCCGATGGTTCTATTCCCATTGTGGCACTTCAGCAAGCACTGTCAGAATTGACCGAAACTTACGAGTTTGAAGAGTTGAAGTATCAAACTCCGATTCCTCCCGCTGTTGCTCTCAGCATGACGGTCGGACAACCGATTGTCTCCATTGCTTCCTTACTGGCCACAGTTCCGGGGAACACGGCATTCCCGCAATTCCAGGATCAAAACGTTGTGGACATCACGGATGTTTACACGTTTTGGATGTGGTTTTCAGGTGGAGTGAATCAGGCGGGAAGATATCTTGAATATCGGCGCGTCACAACAGTTGACTCTGAGAGTTTTGGGATCACGTCTTCAACTCAGGGAGCAGTAGGCACGGCCCCTCCCGCTGTGTATACCCGTTTCGGTTCAGTGCTTCAAGTCGGGCCGTCTCCAGACCAGGCGTATCAATTCTTTGTTCGCGTGAAACTGCGGCACCCTGTACCGCTGAACGGTGCGCAGACATTCACTCCTGCCTTGCTTGTGGCCACACTAGCCGGAGGAATTGTGACAGGTGTCACGATCCTCTCAGGCGGCAGCGGGTATCTCCCGAGTCCAACTGTGCCTCTGACATTTTCATTCTCTCCGAATGGTTCACAAGCTATCGGAACTATCGGCACAAATGCGCAGGGAGTGATTACGGGAGCGGCAACTATAGTAACGGGCGGAAGCGGGTACGGCACAACGCCTCCAAGCGTAGCGACTGCGGCCGTAGCATCGCAGGTTGTGTTCATGCCGGACTCATGGCAACCAAAACTGGAAGCGATGGCGTGTCGCCAGATTGCTCTCTTCGAAGGAGCGGAAGAGTATGTTGCTCTCTTCGAAAACGAATTGCAGACGCGGGGAGTTGATCTCCAGAAAGCGCGTGAGTCGAAACCACAAATGGAACGCGATGAGAGACACAACACGAGACAACTATCATTGCGAGTTTCCAGTTATACTCATGCAAGGTGAACTGAAATGAGCGCATCTATCACAGTTCCGAATCTCAACATGTCCGGGCAGACCGGAATGCCCTTCATGCCACCCAACCCACCCGGGAGCGTTGGTCCGGTATCGGGTGGGCCTGTCAATCCTTCAGGCGGAAGCAACCCAACTCAGTACAGCACGACATGGGGCGGGGCTCCTCCGACTGGAAGCCCTGGCAGTTACAATTTTGGGAATGCGCAAAATCCGAATCCGCCAATGATGCCGAATCAACCGTTCGCTGGACTGCCGACAACATCCATGAATCCGGGTTCGCCGGCCGGTCAGACACCGAATCAATTCAATCTCACTGGCAGGCAAGATCAAAGAAGCCTTTCAGAGTTGCAAAAGTACTACGGAGAAGGCATTGGCTCAATGATCTACCAGTACCTTCAATCGGGTGGTGGATTCAATAGCGCATTGACTGAGCAAGCGGTGAGTGCGCAAGTAGCCGACATGCAGCAGAACATCCAACGCGGCCTCGGGAATCTCGACACGCAAATGGGAGAAACCGGGATCAATCCGAACTCTTCAGCATGGGCACTGGAGACCGGAGACTACCAGACACAAGCCGTAAAAGACGAAAATGCCATTACGGCACAAGAGTTTTACAACATGTGGAATGATTCTCAAAATAGAGAACTTTCCTTACTCAAAGATACGGCCAACGTTAACGCAACAGGCACGGCGAACCAGGGCGGATTCATGGACTTCCTATCTTCCGGATTGGGACTGTTTAATTCGGGTGCCGGTATCCTGGGCAACTTTGGTGTTCCGGGGTTTGAAGGTTTCTAAATGTCAACTCCTCCATTCATGCCAACGCAACAATCGGCACAAGATTACCTTGCCCAACTGCTGCAGCATCAGCAGCAGACTACTGGCATGACTCAAGTATCTCCGCAGGTTCCGCAGCATCAAGTACCAGGCCCAAAGCCGTTCGAGCCACAACCGTTACAGCCTGCTCAAGCTTACGGACCCGGACAGGGCGGAGCGCGGCAACGTGCATCAATGCAAAACTTCGCGACATCGCTCACGAATCTGGTTGGGCAGGTAGCGAACAAGATTCAGGAGAAAAAGCAGAGAGAACAGCAGAAAATATTTGACAACTTCACTGCTTACGCTAAAGGCAAAGATGATGCCCAGTCGCAGATCGAGGAAGGGAAGGCGTTAATTAAAAAGGGAATGCAGGCGGGGCCAGAGAGTCCTGAGGGCGCGGATATGGTAAAGAAAGGTTCCGCGATGGTTAAGCAGGGACAGGCGTCCTATCAGCAAAACGTTACGAATCTTAACGATCTTACGACCGGGAAGAATGAGAAGAACGCCAAAATGCTGTCTAAAGGTTTCGGATTTGATGACAAAAATGCCCAAACTCCTGAGCGGCAGTTAGCTATAACTGCGTACAAAAAGGCTAATCCGGGAGTGAACGATTCAACCGCTGGCCTCATGTCACGTATGCCAGCAACACAGCAACTTACTCCGCAGGCACAAGGACAGCAGATGGCGAAGCAGGCCGGCGTTAGCGGACAGCCGGCCACTCAAGGGCAAATCCTGAAGGCGATTACGGATCAGCACAACCAAGCTCTTAAGCACGGCATTGATGAAGCCAAGGTATCGCTCTCCGCGTACCAAAAGGGTTTTATCCCTGAAGAGCAGGCAGACGGATCAATCAAGCTTCGCCCCATGACGCAGCAAGAGCGCGGTGAATACCAGATGGCACAAAAAGGTGTGCTGGCATGGACGATCAAAGACGGTAAGCCCATGGCAGCACTCCGTAACCCAGCAACGAACCAAATTATTCCGGGAACCGAGAATCCAGATTTGGCTCCGCCTGCCTACCTCACGGAAAGGCTGCATGAGGGAGAATTCACATTCACCGACAAAGATGGAAATGTTTACAGGGTTCCAACACGATCTGTTAGCACTCCCATTTTGGGAGGAAAGGCGGTAAAAGGTGGATCAACGGGCGCTACAGTATCAACAGGAATTAAACAACATTCACAATCTTCGATTGGACCAAATACGAATGTTGGAAGCAGCGGAACTTCGCAGTCTCCAAAGGGTGCAAGGTTCATTGGGCAAGGTAATCAATTGCCAAGAGGAGGAGCAGAAGATATAGCCAAAGGGATAGAGAAAGGAGATATGCCACCTACGATACAAGGACTTCGACAGCAGGGCGCGGCGGTCGAAGCACAGTTAGCTAGAGATGGATTCGATCTCCGCAAGGCCGAATTAGATTGGAAAGCAACGCAAAGATTTTTAGCAACACTCAATGGGCCTCAGCAGTTACGGCTTCGGCAGGCAATTGATTTTACTTCCGATTCGCTTGGGATCATAGACAATCTTTACGCGCAATGGATACAGACTGATCTTCCTACCGGGTTTAAGGATTACAACCGGGCAGCTTTGACGGCAATGAAGCACTTGCCAGGAAATGCAGGCAGCATCGCCACAAGGCTAGATGCTCAGATCAATGATCTAACGTCAGAGTTAGGGACTGTGTACAAAGGCGGGAACTCATCTACCGACGAATCCCTTAAACTCGCAGGCGAAAATCTGAAAGGTGAATGGAACGCGCAAACTTTTCACGATGCCCTAGCGCAAGTAAAGACCAATCTCCAAATTCGGCGAAACTCTATCAAGCACTCAGCGCCAGAAGGTCTTAGTGAATCCAATAGCAAGAAAAAAGGTGATCCTCTGGGGATACTCTGATGGCAGATGAAACACAAATCACGAAACAACAATTCGCCCAGAAGATCAAAGCGAAATACCCGGACTACGCCTCTGTTCCGGATGCTGACTTGACCACAAAAATTCTCGCAAAGCATCCCGAGTATGGCGCTTCAATCTCCGATCTAAGCCCAAAAGATCGCGCATCTCTGTCCAACGCATCCGCTGAGCAGGAGAAGCAACGGATGATAGCTTCAGCGTCACAGCGTCCTGGTGAGCAATATACCATGAGCGCAAAGCCTGCATGGTATACACCAGCGGGCCTAAAGTCATTATGGTATCAAGCAGTTGATAAAGGATCATCGCTCATGCCAGCGGCAGGCGGGGCAACCGGGGCAATCATCGGGGGTGCGGGCGGCACTGCGTTTGGAATGGGATTCGGTGGAGTGCCTGGGGCAATCGGCGGCGCGGCGGTAGGCGGGGCAACTGGCGAAGCTGCCAAGCAACTAACGCGCCGTGCTCTATTGCCAAATCAGGAACAGATTATGCAGCGCATGACTCCAGAGCAGAGAGAGGCTTATTCGCGTCGTCTCCAGGGAGAAGGGAAATTAACTGCTGAAGAGAGAGAGGGCCGAGGAATTCCGTCCACGTCACTCGGAGCGGCTGGACATATCGCTATAGAAGCTGGCAAGCAAGCTGCTATTGAGGCAACCGGACAGGCAGGTGGGAGGGTACTTGGAGAACTAGCCAAAAAAGTGTCTCCCGATATTGCCATGTCTCGCATCCTTGGGGTATCCAAAGCGTCGCTCAAAGGTGGCAGAGCGGACGTTGAAGCTGTACAGCAAATCGGGAAGATCGTAAACGAGGAAGTTAAGGGTGCTGGCTCTCTCGAATCTCTGGCCAGTAAGATCAAAATCGCAAAGGAGGCTTACAATAGGCAGATTGAGGACTCCGTTTCTACCGCAGTGGCCAGCAAGGTCACTAACCTCCATCAGATCATCAAAGATGCTGTGTTCGCTGTAACCAAAAAGTTGCAACTACAGGGCAAGGAATCAGCGGCAGACGCTATCGGCAACCTTGCCAAAAATCTCATGTCTGCTCATCCCGAAAATGCTACGGCAGCCGAACTACTGGCCGTGAAGCGAGCCATTCGGGATAAAGGATTTGCGCAAGGATTCGGAAAAGATTTGATGCGCGAGCTAGACCACGAAATCAATGCAGCAATCGTGAAAGCTCTGCCTCCCGACAAGGCTGCTCAATTCCTAAAAGCGAACACGAAAGTGTCTAATCTGATCCGTGCTGAATCTGCGATACAACAAAAGATGCTCAAGGAAGCACTGGGACAACATCTCAAGCATGCCGGAATCGGAGCGGGATTGGGCGCGGGCGCGGGCTATGAGACAACGCACTCAGGCAAGGGCGCACTGGTAGGAGCGGTAACGGGAGCGGTTGCCAGTCGTGCAGCATCATCCGTACCGGGACAGTTTGCACGTCTGTACGCCAAGAAAGCAATCAGCGCAGCAGCGCCGTACATCGCTAAGTCTGGACCATATGCAGCGCACGCAATGAGGGCTGTTGAGGCTGCCATCCAAGCTATAAACTCAACCCCAAATAATTCCTTGCCACAAGAGCAGAGATGAGAGACAATGTAGTCAATATGTAGATTGTGCAGGTAGCTTTTTTTGGCATATAGTTACCTGCACAACCTATAAATTAAATCTAACGTTGGAGTGAACAACATGGCAGGCAGAAGCGCAACCCAAGGACTCGAATCGGTACGGCGTGACGTGAATTCAATCAAAGCAGGCGACTGGAACGATACCGGGATCGCAGGTTCCGATGTCTCCGCAATCGGTGGAGATGGCCGAAAGGGATCAGATGCCAAAGGCAGTATGTCACTTCCGGCGTTCAAGCGCATTGATGACGAGTGGGCCGCGAAACAAGGCGGTAAGGCAATGACCGGCGAACAAGGCCAGGGCGGCGGCCACGGCAAAACACTTTAATTTTCCTTGCTGCCTGAATGCGCCAAGGCCAGAGAAACGGGATAGCCGTGTCTGGCCTTTAACTTTACCAGAATGAAAATACTTCTATGCAGCTCTCACGGTACAGGGGCATGGTTCATGCTCAGGTTGATGCGTGAGGG